GTCCTGATGCGTTCTTTGAGAAACTTGGATTGGTAACAGGAACTCCTACAAAGGAGGCTTTAGCTAAGTATGCTCCTGTGGCTTTAGAGAAATTTGGTAACACTGGCTCAGGGGCATTAACATTTACAGTTGATCCTAAGACTGTTCCTGCTGATTACCAGAAGCCTAATATTCCTATGACTAAGTTCAATATGGGTGCATATACTTCAACTATCATGAATAATCCTAGCTATTCTCAAGCTAAAAAACAATCCTTGATTACGAATATGGCTCAAAAGTATGGCTTCAATCCTGCTGATTTTATTTAATAAGGCTTAATAATGTCCTCGACAATCATTACAAAGAATAGCAGCACCTCTTCTGCTGTACCCGCAGCAGGGGACTTAACTAAAGGTGAGTTGGCGATTAACGTCACCGATAAGAAACTGTACACCAAAGACAATAGTGCTACTGTTGTCAAGGTCGTAGGTTCGTTAGGTAATCAAGAAGCTAACGCTGTGGCGATCACAGGTGGTACAGTTGCAGGTGTTGCCCAGACAGGCGGCACTATCAACAACACCCCTATTGGTGCTACGACTGCTGCTGCTGTGACAGGTACAACCATCACTGCTACCACAGGCTTCTCTGGTACACTGACAGGTAACGTCACAGGCAATACCACAGGTACTCACACAGGTGCTGTGACAGGTAACGTAACTGGTAACTTGACAGGTAACGTCACAGCCTCTAGCGGTTCCTCTACCTTTAACAACGTAACTATCAGTGGTTCGTTGGACATGGATGCAGGTAGCTCAGCTACTATCACTGGTTTGGCTACTCCTGTTAACAACAGCGATGCAGCTACCAAGATTTATGTAGATACAGCTATCAGTAACTTGATTGATGGTGCTCCAGCTAACTTGGATACCTTGAACGAGATTGCTGCTGCCTTGAATGATGATGCTAACTTAGCAGCAACACTGACAGCCTCTATCGCTACCAAAGTATCTAAGGCTGGTGACACCATGTCCGGTGCTCTGGCTATGGGTACTAACAAGATCACAGGTTTAGGTACGCCTACAGCAGGTACAGACGCTACTACTAAGACTTACGTTGATGATGCTAATGCTTTGAAGCTGAGCTTGTCTGGTGGTACTATGTCTGGTGCTATCGCAATGGGCAGTAGCAAGATCACAGGTTTAGGTACTCCCACAGCAGGCACTGATGCTACCACTAAGACTTATGTTGATGGTATCTTAGGTTCCGCTACCGCTGCTGCTGCTTCAGCCTCCGCTGCTGCAACCAGTGAGACTAACGCTGCTAACTCAGCCAGTGCAGCCTCTGGTAGTGCTTCTGCTGCTTCTGCCAGTGCCTCTAGTGCTGCTGCAAGCTATGACAGCTTTGATGATCGCTACCTTGGTGCTAAGACATCTGCTCCTACTGTGGACAATGATGGTAACACGTTGCTCACAGGCGCTATTTACTGGAACTCCACTAGCAGCACTCTGTGGGTATGGTCTGGTTCTGTCTGGACACAAGCTACCTTGACTGCTGGCAGCTTTGCTACTCTGGCAGGTACTGAGACACTGACCAACAAGACTATTGAAGCTGGTACGTTCACTAACGGTTACACCGAAGAAACGGTGACTGCCAACACAAGCACGGCGTACACCATTGATTTAGCCAACGGCACTGTGCAAATCCTGACTCTGACAGGCAACTGCACTTACACCTTTCCAACACCAGTGGCTGGAAAGTCTTTTATCTTGGTACAAAAGCAAGATGGAACAGGCTCACGCACAGTGACATGGCCTGCCTCGGTTGATTGGCCCGGAGCAACCGCGCCCACGCTGACAGCTACAGCATCCAAGGCAGACAAGTTTGTGTTCACGGCCATTGACGGGTCTAACTGGCTTGGCAGTGTTGCTGGTCAGAACTACACCGTTTAAGGGGTACTGATGTTTAGTTCAAACACTACGGGACTGACAACGGGAACCGCGCCAAAGGCAATAGCGTTTGCTGAAGGCGCTGCACCATATATCAGAGTCTTTTCATGGGGAGCAAGTGGATTTACTGGAATATACTCAAGTCCAGCAACAACTTTGACAAGCACTGGTAACGCTGTTGCATTTAATCCAAATAGTTCTGCAATTGCTGTGGGCGATCTTGGCTCCCCTTACATTGCAGCTTATCCGTGGACTGCAAGCGGTTTTGGAACCAAATATTCCAACCCCGGAACTTTGCCGGACTATTCTGGAGAAGGTGTGGCTTTTAGCCCTAATGGGGCGGCCCTTGCAGTAAGTCATTCCTCTGGAACATATATTTCAATATATCCTTGGTCAGCCTCTGGGTTTGGAACAAAGTATGCTGATCCGGCAACGCTTCCATCTCAAGCAGCTTATGCTGTTGCCTTCTCTCCGAATGGTAGTTATGTTGCTGTAGCACATCAAAATTCACCTCGAGTTACCGCATATCCGTGGTCAGGTTCTGGATTTGGGACTAAATACGCCAATCCAGCAACAATTCCAACAGGAACTGGCCGAGCTATTGCGTTTAGCCCAAACAGTTCTGAAATTGTTGTTGCTCATGATACTTCACCGTATATCACAGCCTATCCTTGGTCGGCTTCTGGATTTGGAACTAAGTATTCTGATCCGGCAACGCTTCCAACGGGTAATGGTAAGGGTGTTTCTTTTAGTCCTAACGGAGCTGCCCTTGCAGTCGCGCATACTAGCGTTCCCTATATCACAGCGTATGCGTGGTCTAATTCCGGCTTTGGGGCCAAATACACAAATCCAGCAACAGAAGCAATCGGTCAAGGTAAATGTTGCGCTTTTAGCCCAGATGGTGGCGCACTTGCAGTTAACAATCAAGTTTACGCTTGGAGTAGTTCTGGCTTTGGAACCAAGTATTCTAATTCTCCTTTTATCAATGAAAATAATTCACCAAACGGAGTAGCTTGGTCTACAGTAGGCGATACACCTGCACCTATATATTCGATTGCTGTGGCACACACCATCACGCCATTTATCACCGCCTACCCTTGGAGCGCTTCTGGTTTTGGTACTAAATATGCTAACCCTGCAACACTTCCAGCAAGCACTGGTCGAGGTGTTTCTTTTAGCCCTAATGGTTCTGCTATAGCTGTGGCTCACTCTACTACACCCTTTGTTTCGGCTTACCCGTGGAGTGATTCTGGATTCGGGACTAAGTATGCTAATCCATCAACACTACCAACTGGTACTTGTCTAAGTGTAGCATTTAGCCCTGATAACGCTAATATTGCAGTGGCTCACGGCACAACGCCATTCATTACCGCCTACCCTTGGAGCAGTTCTGGTTTTGGGACTAAATATACAAACCCAGCCACACTACCTACTGGGCAGGGTCTAAGTGTTAAATTTAGCCCTAATGGTTCTGCTATTGCTGTAGCTCACGACATAACGCCATTTGTATCTGCTTACCCTTGGAGTGGCTCTGGTTTTGGCACTAAATACAGTAATCCAGCGACACTCCCGGTAGGTGGAGGTGAGGGTCTTGCTTTTAGTCCCAATAGCAGTTATGTTGCAGTAGCACAAGCATCAAGTCCATATATTTCAGTTTATCCTTGGAGTGGTTCTGGATTTGGAACCAAGTATTCTGACCCAGCAACACTACCAACAGGAACTGGTCAAGATGTGGCGTTCAGCCCTGATAACGCTAATTTGGCGGTATCTCACGCGACATCACCGTTTATCACAGTTTACCCTTGGTCTGGCTCGGGGTTTGGGACTAAGTATTCTGATCCGGCAACGCTTCCAGCAAGCACTGGTATTGGTGTTTCATTTAGCCCTGATGGTTTAGCAATTGCAGTGGCTCACGGCACAACGCCATTTATCACCGCCTACCCTTGGAGTGGGTCAGGGTTTGGAGCAAAATATGCCAACCCCGCAACACTTCCAGCAAGCACTGGAAACGGTGTCGCATTCGGTAAAATTAACTAAAGGAAAATCATGTCAGATAAAACCATTGAAGCCCCAAAGACCCGCGAAGAAATCTTGGCGATGTCCCTTGAAGCGCGTGAACAAGAAATCATGCACTACCAGATCAACATCGACAACTACACGTTGGCGCTTGAAGAGATGGGCTACATGCCTGCCTCAGAGCGTGCTGAACTGGCTGGCTTTGCCGAGCAGATTCGCGGCCTGCTGACCTCTGAGATTTTGGAACAGAAGAAGGCCAAGATCATGATGGCCGTCATCAAGAAACAAGTGGGGTAATCCATGCACGCACTCATCGAAAACGGGGCTGTCAAGCAGTACCCATATGGCCTTTTTCAACTGAAGGCTGACAACCCATTTACCAGCTTTCCGGCTCAAGCCACCGATGAGATGCTGTCTTCATTTGGTGTTGAGCGCGTGTTCTTTGCGACACCACCAGAACTGACAAACACTCAAGTTCTGGTGGAAGGCACTCCAGTAATTGCTGACAACCGTTGGACGCAAGTGTTCACTGTGCGCGACATGACTACCGATGAGGTTGCAAACCGCAACGCAGGTCAAGCAGCATCTATCCGTGCCGAGCGCAACGACAAGCTGGCCGCTTCCGATTGGACTCAGGTTGCTGATGCTCCTGTGAATCAAGCTGCATGGGCTACATACCGTCAAGCATTGCGTGATGTAACAGCACAAGCAGGCTTTCCTTGGACTATTGAATGGCCTACACAGCCATAAGGAGAAAGACAATGCCACTTAAAAAAGGTAAGTCAGATAAGACTATCAGTGAGAATATCTCTATGATGGTTAAAGAGGGTAAACCACAGAAGCAAGCTGTTGCTATTGCTCTCTCCGAAGCTGGTAAAGATAAGCCAGCTAAGAAGCCTAAAAAGACCCGTAAAAATACTGCTTGACTTTAACGTCTAACTGTGGTAAAATAGTGTATATAACTAAAGGAACATAAGGATGGCTTCAACCTATCTACAACTGGTTAACAACGTACTCACAAGGTTGCGGGAGACTGAGGTATCCTCGGTTCAAGACACTCCTTATAGTTCTTTGATTGGTGTATTTGTTAACGATGCTAAGCGTGAGGTAGAGGATGCTTACGAATGGAATGCTTTGAGCACTACAATCGTTATCCCTACTGTCGCTGGTCAACGTAACTACACACTTACTGGATCAGGTGAACGATTCAGGA